AAAGTACAACATTATACTACAGAAAAAATACAAAATTTAAATTCAAAACAAAGATGGTATAAATTAGATGACTCTGTTATAGATGTAACAAGAGTAGAAATTTTAGATAACAATGACAGATATGTGAGAATACCAATGTTAGCAGACTCACATAAATTATTAAAAGATGATACAGACCAAACGTCTGACTCATTAAAATAGGAGTAAAAAATGGCAAGTACAGTAACAGCCTCAACAATGACAGTTACAATATCTGAGTCAATAACACTAAACGGTAAAAATCAAGGTGGAACTAATACTTTTAATATTTCAAGTATTTCTGATATATTTCAAAGAATAGTTAGTTGTACAGCAAGTCAAACTACTACAGTAGCAACTTTTAATTCAGATGTACATGGTGCTGCTGGAGCTATTGATATTGAAAATAGCAAATATATAAGAGTTACAAACCTAGATGACACTAATGCTGTAGAGTTAGCTATAGTAGGAGCAGCAACACTTTATCAGGTAAAACTAGCTGCAGGTGAAAGTCATATACTTGGTAGTGCTGATGATTTAATGTTATCAGAAGCAGATACATCACCTAGCTTTGGTACAATGGCTGATATAGCAAGCATACAAGTAAATCCTGGTGGCAATGCTGTTGATGTTCAAGTTTTTATTGCATCAACATAGGAGATTAAATGGCTATAAATAAAAGAAGCTATCCAAATAGTTATTTTGCATGGTATAATGATGATGACAGATTAGCTGTTGTATGTAAAGTTATATCTAATGATGTTAGTGACACAACTGAAACTACAATAGATAAATATGATACATTTACTGGCAGTAGTGTAACAGATGGTTTACGTATACATACTCATTCTAAGTATGGTAAAGTAGAACAGGTAGAAGATGATTTAAAAGCTAATTCAGGTTTAGATACTTCATTGCATGCATCTATTATAGATTATATAAAATCTAGACTATTAGAAGATGTAGGTGATTTACAAAGAGCAGGGTATTATAGAAATAAATATGAACGTACTATTAAAAAATATCCTCACAGAAAAAGTGGAGTAAGGTCTTTATCAGTACCTAGGTTATAGTATGGATATATTTCAAGTAATAGAACAGTTTGGAGTACCAGTTGCAATGACAGTAGCTTTTGGTTATTTTATATGGAAACAAAATAATTGGATTCAAGACGACCTAAAAAAAGATTTAGATGATGCTAATGATAGGTTTGAAGGTATTGTTATAAAGCTAATAGATTCACAAAAACAAATGCAATTAGAGCAGAAAGATATAAAAGCAAGCTATAGAGCAATTGTAGAAATACTTGCTGCATTAAGTGGCAATGGTTTAAAAGAAAGATTTTTAAAAAACAGAAAATACGAACAACACTAAAGTGTTATAAACAAGGAGCAATCAATGTCAGGTTTTGGTAAAATAGTTGCTGGATATATATTCAATGACGATATGAAAGAAAAATTAATTAAAAAAATGAATGATAATGTGGATATTCCACTTATATCAGAAAAGACAGAAGAAAAAATTTTAAATGCAATATGGGATTCTGTTGAAGAAGTAGTTAAAGAAGCTTTAATAGAGGATTAAATGCCTAAAAAAATATACCATATAAAATCTTTTGATGGTGGTATTAATAAAAAGGCTGACCCAAGAGACATTAGTGATAAAGAGTTAGTAGAAGTTACTAACGCAAGCGTTTCTAATATAGGTAGAATTACAATGCCTGGAGATGGAAAGTCTGCATTTGCAACTGTCAATGAAGAAGATGTTTTAGTTAGCCCTACAGCTAATCAAGAATTAGGAACAATGATTAATAATACACCTATATCTCCAGGATATGGGTTATTTTCATTTACCCATGACTATAACTTTGATAATACTACCTCAAACACAGAGCCTGAACAAATTAATACAGAATATATGTGCATTAATGATGGTGCGCATATTGACGTTTGGACAGATACAAGAACAACAGCACATAATCATTGGAAACAAAGTTTAATTAAATTAGGTCATGTGCATGATACAGGTTATGATGGTACTAGTGAAAATTTAATAAATCTTAATACTGTTAAATCTATTTATTACAAAGCAGATAATGGCGTTAGAATATGTGACGCTAATTTTGGGGAAGAACAAATACAAGCTGAAACAAATGGTGCAATTACATCAGACGCAACTACACAATTTAATGTTGACTCAGGGCACGGTTTACAAAAGAATGAATATATAAAAATTGATGCAGAAATAATGAAAGTTACAACTTCAGGTTCTACTCAAATAGCTGTAGAGCGAGGCAGGTTTGGTACAAAAATAGCAAATCATGATGACGATTCTTCAATAACTAGGTTAAATGTTCCTAAAATACTTTGTCACATTAAACGCCCAATGCTAGATAAAGCTGGAGCTAACGTTACTATAAATAGATGGATTCAAGATGTTCAAATGCCTGAACCTCCCAAGTATGACGCTTTAACTGTTTTTGACGCAAATATTATAGGGTATGACGGAACAAACCTTACAACGCAAGGTATATATCCATCTGAACCAGAAAAAGTTAATTTAGGCATTTCTTTAAATTATGGTGGAGAAAATGCTAGATTAGCATTTAAAGATGGTATAACTGTTACTTCTGACACAACAAGTACTGAAACTGTTGTTACTATTACATTAGCTGCTGAAACTGACGATGGCACATCAACAGAAGCGGTTGATTTAACATCTTCAACTTATAATTTTGCTGTTGGTAAATTTATATCTATAGAAGGAGCTACAGGAGAAGGGACAGCTTTAAATGGAGTTTTTGAAATTGTAGGTTTTGGAGATAATACAGGAGAAGTAAAAATTGCAGCCGACACAGATGTTGTAGGTTATGTACAAACTGGTGAAGAAATTGTAATACTTGAAGATGAAATAATGGATGACAATTTAAAAAATAAATATATACTTGGAATGTCATACATGTATGATGGTGGTGGTTCAGCTTTACAAGAGTCTGATATTACTACAGCATTATTTAATTCAGGTCCTAATTTAATATTTCCTGATAATACATTTAGAACAAAAGGTACTGCAATACCTATGTTTAGAACTATTAGAGGTACAGGTGACGATATGCATAACATAGGCAATAACCTAATATCTAATGATACCGCTAATAATAGTACGTTTGATAGTAACGTAGGTAATTGGGTTGCTCATGGTTCTAGCGTTTCAGTTAGTCATTCTTCACAAAAATTAGTAGTTGCATGTACAGGAACAACTTCTGCTGAACAAGGATGTAAACTTCCTGCGGTTAGTATTAGTGGCTCTGAAGATGGAACTATAACTCAAAGGGTAGCTTATAAAATTTCAGCTGATATAGACATGACTACTCCAAGTAGTGGTACACAAAGCATTTTTTTTAAACTTGGAGGAACTGCAACTAGCGCTTTATCAATTAGCACAACAGAATCAACAATAACTGGAACTGTTATTACTTCTGCGGCTAATGAAGATTTAATAATATACACAGCAACTGCTACAGATATTACGTTTACAGTTGATAATGTTAAAATTGAACCTGCAGTTGCAAATTTAGATGAAAATAATACACATAGTATTGATTGGGTAAGCCCTGGGCTTGTAACATCTAAATCATTTCGTAACTGGATATATTATGAAACTCAACCAGAAGCGCCTATAGAAGTTGAAACAGAATATCATGTTTCAGGGTCTGTTTATGTCAACAATGCAAGCTCTGGTACTGAAGAAATAAGAGTTTATGTTGGGGTTGGTCCTGGAGCATTTGATGTTAGCGATACAGGTACTGGAAGTCAAGCAGCTGTGCCTGTAACACGAACATTTTCAGCAGGCTTTAGTGGTTTAGTTGAATTTGCAGGAATTGCTAAAACCGCTAGCAGTGGAGCTGTTGATGCAACAGTTCCCGTTGCTATTCAAATAATAAATTTTAGCTCTGGAACAGATAATGAACATATAAAATTACACTCAATTAATGTAACAAAAGTAAATTTACAACCTATGTCTCAATCAAATGCAATAGACTTAAGGTCAGTAAAAAATATATCTAAAAGTTACATAGCATTTTTATGTAACAATTCTAAAGTTGGCGGAGCTTTCGAAGACAGCACAATTCCACTAAATACATGGAACGAGCGTATTGAAGGTTTTAGAATTTATATGAAACAAGTTGACATTATTGGTGGGGGTTTGGCAGATGAGTGGACAATGTTATATGATGTTGACTTAAAAGATGGCACATATGTAATGCACGCTAAAGATAGCGATGAAGAGACTTTAAGGTTAGGTGATATATCTGGCAACATATGGGACGCAACTAGCACTAATGATAACCATGCTCTTGTTACAGGCAATGTAACTGGTGACTCAATTAAAGTTCCTCCAACACTTACCTATGAATCACAAACTGGATATAAAGCTGGAACAAATTTATTTGCAAGATATAAAGCTTCAGCAATAGTCGATAGAAAAGTTTACATAGGTAATTTAAAAATTGGAGATAAAACATTTCCTGATAGAATGATAAAGGCTGATACAGATAAATTTGACTCATTTCCAGACGACGGAACACACTTTATTGATGTAGCTACATCTGATGGTGAAAGTATTATAGCTTTAGAATCTTCAGGGGACAAGCTAATTCAATTTAAAGAAAAAACAGCTTATGCTATAAAAGTTACTTCTGCAGGAGAAGAGCTGGTAGATACTTGGTCTGGTGCTGGTGTTAAACATTCTTGTCAAATAGCAAAAACATCTGATGGAGTTTTTTGGGTAAATGCTCAAGGTATTTATTATTACAATGGTGAACAATTAAGTAATGTAAGTAAAGATAAATTTAATATAGATAACTGGTTAACTAATGAAGATTTTAAAAATCCTGTTATTGTAGGTTATGATAAATATTCAAATAAAATTATTATATTAACACCGAATATATCAAATGCTCAATCTAGTGGATATATATATGACATAAATAATCAGGCTGTAACTCAACATAATAATTTATTTAATTGGTATGCTTTATTTAATACTAGTGATGAGGTTTTTGGTAACACAGAAAGTGAGCTATAATGGCAAATAATGATGAATCAAGTAAACCTTTTAATTTATTAAGATTAAATGCTCCTATATTAAATTCTTCTGAAATACCTAGAACAGGCCCTGCAGCTGCATCTACAATACCTGGAGAACCTTTAGTTTTGCAAAGCGGGGATGGTACATCTGAAGGAGACAATTTACCTGAAGAGTCTGATAATATATTTAGAAGTAATATGGTTGTATCTAATAATGGCGGTCTTATCATGCTTACACAAACACAACAAGCTATGAGCTTTGTAAATGTGTCTGTATGGGACGACTCTCCTAAAGATTTATGGAATCATTCTGCAACAGCTGAACATTTTAAAGTAAGAACAAAAGATTTTGATTTAAGTGCAGATATATCAGGTAAAGCACAAAGTTCTGGGCCTAGTATAAGAAAAAAAATATACAAAATATATGTAACATTTAAATGTAAAAGTTATGCGACAGGCATAAAAGTTAATTATGCAACTAATGGTTCTAATACTTTTTCAGGAACTTTTCAAGATACTACATACTATACTAATAGCAAAGGTTTTGATTCGTATAATGCAGGCTCTCCATCTAGTGATTGGATAACAGTAGGACTAAAACCGTCTTCTTCAATTAATAATGTTTATTCTATAGCTTTACAATTTTCTTACGCAAATGTAGGGCATGTAGGAAATTTACAGGCTGCTAGCCCTGCTGGTAGCAATACAATTACTCTTAAATCTTCTGCATCAAGTACTGATAATTTTTATGTTGGTATGCCAATATTTTTCTATAGTGGAGAAGGTGCTCGTCAAGTAAGAAAAATTATAGCTTACAACAAAGACACTAAAGTTGCAACTATATCTCCAGTTTTAACTTTACCAGTAAATACAACAACTGCGTATGATGTAGGATATATACATTCATCATTTCAAATAAACGATATAAGTATAGTTTATAGGGAAAAAAGTATTAAATAATGGCAATTACAGAACCAAGAGGAATAACAATAGGTAAAGGTACTCCACAAGCATTTCAAGGGCAAAATGGAGACGTAACTATACGCTCATCTTTAAAAGGTTTAAAGCTTTATGTAAAAGAATCTAACAAATGGCATAGTATTGATTTGGGTATAGACTTAAAAAATTTAGTATCAACAGTAAATAAATTAGAAGAAGAAGTTAAAAGATTATCTAGCAAAACAAATAATACTCCTGTAGTAGATAAAATACTTCTTAGACAGCCAGGTTCAACTTCCGCTGTTGCTATTCAAAATAAAAAAGGAGCAGTATCATTTAGAAGTTCTACAGATGCCGCTGACGCACCAGTAGATATAGTTAAAACTGGAACTGTTTCAGGAGGCGTTTTGACTGAAGGTTTAACATTTGCATCAACATCTGCAAATTTTTCAAGATTTTCATCATCTTCAAATACAGCTGGTTTAGGGCTTAACGGTAATGGTACAGATGTTGGCGATATTGCTTTTAGCTTAATGACTGCTGTTGCAAAAAAATGGAATTTAGGAATGATAGCAAATGATGCTACTAAATTTTATATATCTAGCGGAACAGCACTAGCAGACCCTGAGTTAACAATTAAAAATGATGGAAAGATAGGTATAGGTATTACTGCACCAACTACTACCCTTGATGTAGAAGGTACTGTATCATATAAGCATACCGCATTTAGTACAGCAGGGCCTACAGATAATGTAGATGTTTCTGGTACTACAGTTTTAGAAGTAGACACATCAAGTAATAATGTAACTATAGGGGGCTTATCAGGGGGAGTACAAGGACAAATATTATATATAGTAAAAACTAATTCAGCAAATTTTATACAATTAGAACATAATGAAGGTGGTGGTTCACAAGATATATTTTTAACATCAGGCTCAGACGATAGAGTTGTAGGTTATGGTGGATTTACATTATATTGTAACGGAACATCTTGGTTTTCATTAAGCAACCCAACAGGAGCTGAAGATGCTTAACAACAAAACGCTTGGATTATTGGGAAATATTTATTATGAATATATAATTAATTTTTATAAATTACATGCAGAACTGTAAGGAGAATTATGGCAACACCATTTTCATTGGAAAGACAATTTAGAGGCGCTAGAAACATAGCTCAAGAGCAATCAAGACAAGATATGTTTAATAAGCAAGCTAGAGAAGCTACTGCTGAATTAGCTAAACGTTTAAAAGAAATGCAAAATGAAGCTAAAAAAGAAAGTAAAGGTTTATTTAAATCAGACTTTTTAAAAGGTTTAGTTAGTGCTGGGTTGAGTTTTGTTCCAGGAGGGCAAATAATAAATTTAGCATTAGGTGTTGCTGACTTAAAGAAGAAGCAAGATTTTAAAAAGAAACAAATAGAAAAAGCTAAAAAAATGTCTACTGGTGCCCCAGTAAAATATAAAGGAACATTTTTAGAAGATTATCTAAGAGGTGGCATTATGGGTGGAGCTGCTCAATTACAACAAAATTTAGAAGCACAAAAAGATATAGGTTTAAAAATGGGAATCGCATCTTTAATCCCAACAGCATTAGGGGCAGCTAAGTCATTACCACAAGCAGAACAAGCTTTAAGACAGGCAGGAAAAAAAGTAGGTCAAAAAATAGGGGATGTAGCTCAAAAAAGTTTAGAAAAACAAGCTATGAGATATTTTCCTGAAGGATTAGATAGCGATAAAGCTTTAAATAGACTATTTGCTAAAATAGAAAAAGGCATAACTGAGCGTGGAGCAAAAACTTTACCATTGCCATTAGGTGGAGGGGATGTAGCTGGTTTAGCTCCTAGCAGTTTTGTTTCACCTTTAATGCCAAAAGAACCATCTTTATTAACGTCAAAACTTGCAGATTTTGCAACTGAAGCAGGAAGGTCTCGCGTACCTTATACTGGTGGATTATTGCAAATTGAAGACTTACAGACACCTTTAGGAATGTTTGCAACACCATTATTGTCAAACTATGCTTTAAGAGAATTTACAAAACCAGCAGGGGCTCCTATTATAACAGAAGCAACAGCTCCTAGGTATTATTAAAAAATATTAGAAAGGAAAGAATGTCATTACTAGACAGATTATTACCTCAAAATTATTTATCTAATGTTCAGGCAACGTTTAGACCTAAGAGGTATGACTTTGTTCAGGGGCCAACAGGAGAAGAAGATTTTTTACCTGGATTTGGAGAAGGTGAAAATATATATAATTTATACAACAGACTAAAAGACGCAGGAATAAATCCTTCACAAGAAATGGCTCAAAGGTTAGCTGGTGAAGGTGGGTTTGGAAGCCCTGGCAACGCAGCTAAAAGAAGTGCCTTACTTAGCTCTTATATGTACACAATGTATAAAGCTCTAGAAGATGCTGGAGAAACTTTGACAGCTGCTGAAAAAGCTGAGATGCAAGACTTAAAAGAGAATTATGTTTCACAGTACGGTAAAGCCCGTTCTCAAGAAGGACAAGATTATGTTGATGACCTTAACCTTGTTGTAGAAGACGCTTTTATTGCCCCTCAAGATGCAGTGGTAGTAAATCCTTTTGCTTCTGGTTCATTAGCCGAAGCTTTTAGACAGGCTGGAGTTTCTGATTTTGATGCAGATATGGCAACAACTTCTGCGCTAGGAACTTTAAGACAGCTTGACCCAGGTAGCTATACTAAAGAAATATCTGAAAAAAGAGGTACATTAGCTGATAGACTAGTCGCACAACAACAAAGTGCACAACAGGCTGGTAGTGGCTTTGCTGGATACGGAGGAAGAACGGTAGGCCAAGAGCTAGCACAACAACAATATGAAGCAGGTGTACAAGACATTTATAGTGGTGTAGCACAGCAAAGAGGTCAAGCATTACAAGATTTATATTCACAACTAGATGATTATGGAAGATTAATTAGTCAACAGCAAGGAGAATAACAGTTGGTTAAAATATT